TGTACCAGCTGATGTAACTAATATTGATTTAATAACTATCGTTTCATTAATTAAAGGATTACCAGTTCCTAAAGGAACTAAAGCACTACCACTTGTACTATTATCTACACCTTTAAATTTATACTGATTTACTGTTGCCATTATTCTAAAAAGAAAGCTCTCGCTTCTATCTCCTGTTTTAACTGTTCTTGAAATGTAGTGTTTAGTTTATTAATAACTCCATCAAGATCTCTTACTAAAGACTGAAAAGTTTTTTCATCGTATTCTTCACTTGCTCTAGTTAATGATTGTACAATTTTTGCCATTATGAATAATCCGAGAAACCTGTTCCCGATCCTCTTGCGCCAGTAGCTTCATTTACTGAACTACCAAATGATCCCCCTGTTTCTGCATCTCTACTACTACCACCAACTGTATTGGGGTCATTTCGTACACCTGGTACGGTGTTTGTTTCAATATCTTTTAAAGTTTTTTTATCTTCTTTATTTTGTCTAAAAGCTTGAAATGCTTTAGTAAGACCAAAAGCAATAGGATTCGTCATAAACCCTAATAAATTTCCAGCTATACCCATTTTACTAGTTATACCTGCATTAGTACGACTACCATCATCATCATCATCACCATTACCACCTCTAAAATCTTCACTTTCATAAGGTGGTATGTATATACCACTACTAGGGACTTGACTCATAATACCAGTTTGTCCGACATCACTTGGTTTAGTTGTTGTAGTATTACCTAAACCTAATCTGTATTGTTCTTGTGGTAAAAATTGAAAATCTTCGTATAGCTTTTGGTCTGCTTCATTATAAAAACCTGGACCTCCTGTGTTAAAAGAAGCTCTACCGCCTTTATTAAGACCAACTCTGTTTCCAAAAAAATATGAACTATTCATTACCCTCTTCTCCCGTCTGGTTGTATATCTAATCTAAATGTACCTAATTTCCAATTTTGTGAACTAGCTATATTAGATATTCTTAATGCAATAGCTCTAGCTCTAACTCTTGTGTCTTGTTTCGTTTGAGTTCTAGCTATGTCAAAATTCTTAACGACAGAAGTATTGTTTGGATAATCTGTCATTATTAATGAAACTCTTGTATTACCTGTCTGTTCTAAAAAATCTGGTATAATACGATTAATTTTTGCAATGTATTCTCCATCACCTCTTATGTCTGGCATTCCTACTGCTTGACCTGACGCAGCTCTTTTTTGAGTAATATCAAAATCACCAGAAGTAATTACTCCTTTTATAGGAGTAATAACTCCACCAGCATTAATTTGATCGGTACCTGTTTCATGTTCGTAGTATACTGTACTACCGTCAGTATTACCCTGCACGTCATAAGAACTATTATTGTCAGGGTCATAATAATTTGCATGAGGCTTATTAAATACAGCAGAGTCTGACCAAGAAGCTCTAGGAACACCTACTTTTACAGAAGCACCTGAAGAATTAGTTTCTGTAGTTATATTGCTTACGCTCCATACAGGTCTTTTATTTGTAGATTCCAAGTAATTATATGTGACTGCACTGTCAATTTGATTTACTCCATTACTACAATAGAACCAATTAACTTCTGTAAATAAATTATTTAATCCACAATTAATTAAATCTCTAGAGGTAGTATTAATATCATCGTAAACATAATCTTCTACTAAACAAGGCATAGATTTTAATTGACCATCGTATGTAAAGAAACCATTTTCTGACATCCAGTAAGCACTGCCATCAACTTCTACGCAAGCATTCTTACCTATCAATCCACAGTTAGTTCCAGCTTGTTCAAAAGAGAATGTAAAAGGTGCACCAACAAAACGCATTAAAAATAAAGATGTATCTGTCCAAACGTAAATTGCATCTCTACCTTTGATAGCTCCCATTATTTTTGATCCTGCAGCTAACCTTTGTGTACCAGCAGTATTTTCTGCAGTCACTGTGTATGAATCTGTTTGATCAATACTTTCTTGAGAAGAGAATCTTATAAACATATCGTCTTGTGATGTTGAATCACCAACAGTTGTTTCTGTCCCAAAAAATACTAAGTGTCTATCTGGTGTAGAAACTAATACATGTCTAGATGCAGTAGGAGCATTTGGTATAATTGTAGCTCTAAGTGAAGTAGCGTTTGTCGGTTGAGCATCCCACTCAAAACAAGCGCCGTTATAAATAAGTGCAATTAATTTTGTACCATAATTATCAAGGACCCATAAGCCAGGATCAATAGTTACATCGTCTGTAGATGATTCACCCCACGCTACATAATCAGAAATATTGCTTACAGTTACTCCAGCAGTATGGGCTGCTCTTGTAGTTCCGTTAACTGCTCGCGCTCCTCCACTCAATGTCCCTGTTGCCGTATCATTGTTTGTATAACTAATATCCTCTGTACCAATTCTAATTTCTCCGGAAGCAGGAAATGCAGTCGAGCTGGCTACAACTACAGTCGTAGTAGCATCGTCTGGAAGTGTTGTTGATAAAGTAGTCGTTGCGATACCCGAAGCGGTTCCGCCAAAATTTGCTGTACCCCAACCAAACCCACCTAATTGTTGTGCAGGACCAACAGCGTAAAAAGGTTGTCCTGTAGCATCTCCTGTAAGACTTAATGGAGTGCCTGATTCATTAGCAGGCATTGTAACTGTAATTGTTGTAGCAGTCGGCACAGAAGTTGCCATAAATTTTTTATCCTCAAAAGAAGCATCATTAAAAGTAGATGATCCAGTTACCCCACTAACTCCAGTAAACAATACAATATCGTCAGCTTGCATACCGTGAGGACTTGGAAATGTAATTGTAACTGTCGGTGTCCCAGAATCTGATGAAAACACAACACCAGTAATAGTTGTTCTTATTGGAGTAATATCATAAAATTGACCACCAGAGTAAACATATAGCATTCTATTTGTACCTATGGCTGCATATTTAATACCAGAATTATTGTCCCAATGATGTAGAGCTCGTGCAGCACCAGTTAAACTATCTTCACCTAACTGATCCCAACCGCCTATTTTTTCTGGACTACCATATCTAAAACGAACATTATTACCGTCAAACCATTGACCTTCGGCCCCTGTTTCTGTAACTTGTTTGTTGAATCCTGGAGCAAAACCTAATTTTTGTAGCATATTATTCCTAGTTTAAAAAGACACTTTACTGCAATATTTGTAAAAATCAACGTATTATTGAAACTTCGGACCGCTCACCCAAACACTTAAAGTTTTCCTTGTGCCTGCAATTACGGGTTTTACTTTGTGTAATAGAAAAGAAGGAAATACTACCATATTTCCAGGTATTCTTATTTCTGGAATTGCAAATTCTTTTCCTGTGTACATACAAAGATTGCCACCATCGTACCTTTCTGTAGACAAATTTAAAATAGCAGTTAATTTTATATCAGATGCAGGATTTTGAAACACCATATCTAAATGATAATCATATCGTCCTTTGTTTTTAGCAGAATATGTATTGTAATTCATATGATATTTTTCTGTGTAAATATTGTAACCAAAATTATTTTTATTTGCCTCTACAATACTATCAGTCATTTTGTTTAATAATGTTATTTTAGAAGAATCTATGACTTTAATTTCAGCTGTTTTAACTACATCCTCAGCAGGAATGTCTGACCCCTCTGATTTTAAACTTTCTATTTCCTTATTTAAAATATCGACTTCTTCTTTAGAATATAGCTTTTCAAATTTCCAATATAAAAATCTCTCTTTATTCATTATTTGCCTTTAAACCATGAAGGTAGTCCTAAATGTTTTCTTCTATCAAATTTTTCAACTTTAGCAGTAGGTTCGTTTCTATCATTATAGTGTAAAAATACCTGTGTAGTTTGTGTACCTTCAAAAGGCTCTCTCCAATGTTCTAATTCACAACCTGAATAAAGTAACATATCTCCTGGTTCTAGTTCTACTTTAACACCAGGACTAGTTGATGGTACATAGTCTTGAACTTGATGAACACCTGTTTTTTCACCTTGGGTATAACCTTCTTCTGAATTAGGGTTTATAAATATAGGCCAAGGGTCACCCCCTAAATTCATAGTTGTTGAAACAGAACACGCTTGTCTGTCTTTATGTCTTTTTAATATGTCTCCTTTTTTATATATTCTAAAATAAGAATATGTAGGAAGTAATCGAAGTTCTGTAGTTTCTTCCATTATAGGTCTAACTTTGTCTAGTAATGTTTCCATAAAAATATCTGAGTAATGAGAATAAGTTTCTGGTACTTGTGGGTCATTCCACACACCATAAAATTCTGTGTAAGGAGAAAGAAACTTAGAGTCAAACATTGTACGAGCAACTGTTTTTTTTAATTTTGAATACTCACAAGCAAACTCACACAGTTCTTTTGAAATAACATTTCTTTTAATTGTATATTTATTTTTTTTAAATGACATTAGTCTACCACCTTTATTTTTAAATTAGATACTCCACCACAAGATATAGTACCACTTGGATAAATATTTGCAGCAATAGTAATTCTAGGTTTATCACCAGTATTTTTTGTTGCGTAATGTAAAACAGAAGGAGGAAACACAACATATTTTCCTGGCTCTGTATCTTCTATATGTTTTAAATATAATCCCCCATTATCAACATCGTCGCTAGACATAGGTTGTAAGTTAGAGTTTTTAAAATAAGGGTTTTCTATGTACCAAATAGTTTTGTCTTCAGGCAAACCCGAAGCATAATAGTTAGAACTCATAAAACAATTGGGATGTTGATGAGCATGAAAGAACTGATCTTTTTTATTTTTATTAGCCCAAGAACTTACAACTTTTAATTCATCACATGTAAGTCTCATATCTTGTTTTACCTCTTCTAAGCATTTATGAAACCATTTAAATATATCTTTAAACTCTGATAATGAATGTAAATTTATTCCTGTCCCATCTTGTTTCATTCCAGACCACATCATATTATTAGGGTTGTCGTTATAATTTAAATCCATTAATTTTTTATATACTTCGTCGATTTTATTTTTATCATAATAAAATCTATATAAAGGAAATCCTAAAGCATTTACTTTACTAAACATATGGTTTCCCTAAATTCCAACAAACTAAACTATTTCTTATACCTTTTGTAACAGGCGTAACTCTATGCCAGACAAAACTTGGGAATACTACAATAGACCCTTTCTTTTTAATTTCTTTACAAGTTAAAATATTTTTAGATTTAGTATCTCTAAAATCAAATTGAAAATCTCCTCCCTCATATTCTTCTGGATCTGTTAATGATAATGTCATAGATAACTTTCTTATTAAACCTTTTCTAAAAGGAGGTTTGTCATAAGGTTTTTTAAAAGAATCGCAGTGCCAATCATAATGTTGATTTGGACCATATGTTGTAAACTGACAAGTCTCGCTCATTTCCCATTGAAAATCCCAACGTGCATTACGATTAGCAACATAAATGTAGGGTTGTATTTCTTTATATATCCAAGCCTCATCTAAAAAAACTACGTTTGAGTTTCTTTCTTTTTTTAATTTTTCTTCTTGTTCTTTGTTTAATTTTTCGTCTGTAAAATTACCAGTTGTGGCTAATTTTTTATTATGGAGATTACCATATTTTATAATGTCATCACAAAGTGTTTCCGGAATAACTGAGTCAAACCACCAATAATATTCTGCTAAATTCATTTTACTTTCCTGTCAAAATTATATGCAAAAACTATTCTTTTGCAATCTTTTATTTTAGTATCAACACTATGCATAACATAACTTCTCCATATAATTAACCGACCACTTTTAGGTGGATAGCTAATAACTCTATGTGTAAAATTATTAGTATTAGGATTTGTTTTAGCATGATTATTTAATGGGTTCATCATATCATCAACGGGATTTAAAAGAGTTAGACTCACATCATCTTCGTACCCTTCTAAAAAAAACAATGCTGAAAAAATAAAACCTGGATGATTGTGTACAGGCTGGTTACTGCCGATTTTATAATCTAATAACCAAGATTCTTTGCATTCATATTCGTCTTGATACAAGTGTCCGTCTATATATTTTTTAAGCTCTGTATTAACCCAATCGTTTAATCTTTTAAACTTGTCATTAGAATGAATTTCTTCATAACAAAATCCATGGTCTTGATATTTATAGTTAGATATTATTTTTTTATATTCATCCTGTACTTCATTGATAAAAGGACAGTCACTTATTCCGACAACTGTAGGAAAACATAAATTTATTTTCATTCTTCAAATTTTCTTATTGAGATTATGGGAAACCATTCTTTATCTATACTATAAAAGAAAAAAACTTGTGTCAATCTTTCAGTATTTATTGGATGTAAATTTGCACCGTGATATATTTTAGCATCATATATTACAGCTCTGTTATATAAACCTTTTACTTCTATTGTTTTTTCATAGTGTAAGTTATTTTTATCTCTAGCTTCTGCAAAATCTTTAGAATTTATATTGTCTTGTTTGTGTATGTCCGCATAACTAAATTTATCTGTACCAAAAGTTTTAGATTTATAAAAATTTGTTCCAGAAATATTGTCTTTATCTAAATATATAATTGCAGCCATTAAACATTTATCTGTATGTATCCATCCCTCATTAGATATATTTTTTATTCCGGGTGTTTTTTGAAAACAAGTATTACAAACATGACGTGTTTCATCCTTATAAAAAGCACGTAATATTTTTTGACTAGACCATTCAAAATAACCTTTATCAATTTCATGTAATGGTTTACTACGTAAACCATACCAATGATCTCCTTTTTTTCTAGGATGATAATCTAAAGACCCAGCTAACTTAACTATCCTGTCTGGATCATCAAAAAAATTATCTATAATAGTTATTGGAAAGTGCATATAAAAATTATTCTTTCTTCATCTGGTTTACAAAACTCTTGAGCATGGTAATTAATCCCATCAAAAAAAACAACTTTATTTTTTTTAGAAATTATCGTGTGTTTAAGAGTGTGTTCTTTTTGAATTTTATACCAATTACGTTTATAATCTATTTCAGGTTGTTTTTTTTCTTCTAAGGTTTCATTAAATACTAAAGTATTTCCAGATGCATTATTTAAATAAAATATCATTACTTGATGAGGAAAATCATGATCTACATGTAAATCAGCATGTTTAGCCGTATAGTGAAAACTCATATTAATATTCATTCTAAGAATTTTATTTACTTTAATATTAGATCTTTCACATAACCTATTAAAAATTTTTTTAAAATAATCATAGTGTGGAGAATTTTTACCAAGATTTGGATCTAATAAAGCATGAGAATTATAAGGAAAATTATTTAAAGTAGAGGGTCTATAGAACCAAGGAAAATTATAATCTTTTACAATTCTTTCTATATTTTCAATATCGCCTTGTGGTAGTATATTTTCTTTCTGAATAAACACAAAAGAAGTTTATACTTATACCCACTTACCTTCAAGTACAAATTTGTATTGAGCTTGCATATTCCAAACACCAAATTGATTTGATGCAGGTTCTGCTGATTCTTTAATTAAAACTTTTCCAGATCCGCCATTTCCACCGTATCCGCCACCGCCACCGCCAGTGTTAGCTTGACCATTTCCGTTAGGTGTAGAACCTCCTCCGCCAGGTCCGCCAGATGCAGGAGGGGAAAAATACGCTCCACCAGCTCCGCCGCCGCCAAATGTTCCACCACCTTGAGGTGATGGAATTACCGGTGTCATATCTCTACCAGATCCACCAGTTCTTCCGCCAGGTCCGGGTTGTCCAGCTCCTCCAGCTCCTCCGCCAGCTCCAGCTTTTGCTGGGTTAGCAGACATTGGCCATTGTTGTGAACCACCATTATTTCCTTCAGATGGACTGTAACCTCCAAGGTTTCCTGCAGAGTTTCCTCCACCCGATCCTCCGGTTCCATTAGTTTCGTTACCACCTGCGCCCGGTCCTCCACCGCCGCCTGTAGTTACAAAAATTGGACTTGGTTCAGGTCCTAAATAAGTATTGTTTCCTCTTGTACCATCTCCCCCACTTGATCCTCCTACAGACACTGCTATAGGTGAGCCTGGGTTGGATAAATCTGTTTTACTTCTTACTCCGCCGCCTCCAGCACCCGATCCATATCCTGGGGGTCCGCCACCACCGCCGCCAGCAACAATAACAACTGTTAAATCAGAACTTCCACCTTGAGGTGCAAAAGTACCGTCTGATGTTAAAGCTGAAAAAGTCTCACTAATTGCTCCTGCAGGTATGTGTGATATAGCTTGATAACTACCATTATCTCTTAATGTATTACCTGCTCTTGAAGCTGTTAAATAATTTAATGTTGTAACTACTGTTGCCATATTATACTAAATCCCATTGTTGTGTTGATGGATTCCAAACATCTGGATTTTCTTGTCCTTCAGCTCTAAAAGCTATCCATCTTTGATTGTCTTCTTGCCATACTGCTCCATAATCACCTGAACCGGAAGATGGGTTATTTGCTAAAGGAGATACCCAATCGTTAGTAGTATTTAAAGTCCAAGATGGAAAAGGTTTTATTGTTACAAACTCATCTCTTACAGGATCATATGTACCATTAAGTGCTGCCATTTGTTTTCTAAAAGCTCCACTAAAAGAACATTGTTTCCATGCAACAACATTATTTTCTGATGTCCAAGGTTTATCACCATGAAAATTTTGACACCAAGTTTCACCATCAACGTGCATATCGTTTTCTCCTAGTGGTCCGTCTGATGTTTCTATATCATTAGACACAACAGAAACGTGAACTACTTTGTTTTCTGAGTTTAAGTGAGCAAAATGAGCCATAAGCTATTCCCCTCTATTACGCGTCGTTTAATACTTCGTAAGATATGTAAAGATCTAAATCTCCAGAAGCACTAGCTCCGCCTTTTAGAATGTCTGCTTCCATTAAATAGATTGGAGAGTCTACAAGTACAAGAGTAGAGTCAGCTGGGACTGCTACTGTTTTTGCTAGATATACTGTTGCAGCACCTGTTGCTGATATACCTGTTGCACCATTACCCATTCCGTCAACAAATAAATCTACATCTGCTGAACTAGAACCGTCTACGTTTGCTACAGTAATTCTGTTAATTTTTAATATTACGTCTGATGCAACTGTTAGTAAAGTTGCTGTTAAAGTATTTGATAGATTAAAACCAAGGTTACCACCATTGATTGTTGCTACATTTACTAGATTCGGGTTTGCCATAATTTATTTTCTCCTTGAGTTATTCTTATCCGAAAATCATTGCCATTGCAATAGCTTTTCCTACTGTTGATACTTCATTTCCGTCATACTGCAAAGTACCTGTACCTTTAGGTACTAAATTAATACCTACATTAGTCTCTCCAGAAGCTGTAAAAGAAGGACTATTTCCAGTAGCTGCATTTGCGTATGTTAATTCATTAACTGCTGAACCTGTAGCTGTTAATAAAAATAATTCATTACCGTTTGTATCTAAAATTGATGTTCCAATTTTAGGAGCGGTTAGGGTTTTGTTTGTTAAAGTTTGAGTACCAGTTTCTGTTACTGTACCTGCTGGTGATAAAGCTGCATCATAAACACCTGTGTTTGTTGCAACACCATCAAGATAAATAAGTTTGTATCCTTTGTCAGTAGCTGAAAAAGTAACTGTTGCACCTGAACCAGATGCTGCTTTTAACTGCAGTGTGTATGCTCCTGACGTACTATTTTTAATAATGTAAATATTTTCTGTAAGTAATGGAAAAGTTACAATTCTTGCTCCAGATATTGTTCCTGTTAATTCTATAACTCTTTGTTGAGCTGTACCAGTTAAAGCACCGTCTGCTATTGTTAAAGCTGTCGGTGTTCCTGAATCAGTTACGGCTTGAGAAAGATATCCACCTGTTAATTGTTCAATTAAACTTAAGTTAGCGTTTGTTTTTGTTCCCCAAGTACCAGCGTTTTCGCCGGTTGCCATTAATTCTAGACCGAGATCCGTATAAGTTGATGCCATAATTTTGTTCTCCTATTAAGCTGCGTGGTTAACGTCTGTATACGATGTATTACCTGTTATGTCAACATCTTGATACCCAATCGTTCCTAAACCTACAGTATTTATATTAGCAGTAATCGATTGTCCTGTCAATCCTACAGTAATGTTTGCTATAGTTATTGCTCCTACTTCTGCAGTTGAAGTTACGCCACTTATACCCACCCTCATGGCATCTGTAGTAGTTGCTCCTACTGCACCTTTTAAAACTACTCCTGTTAAATCAATTAATTCTTCTGAGCCTATGTTTAAAGATCCAACTTGTGCTGTCGCTGTTACACCAGATGGTGATGCAATTGTATTTGGTAAACCTGTTGCTGACCCTACTGCAGCAGCTGCTGTAAGACTTGATAAACCTTGTTGGTGATCTGCACCATTATTTATACTTAAAGTTCCTAAACCAGCTCCCATTGTTACAGAACCGATTGTAAATATCATATCTAATCTACTAATTGTTAACGACCCTACTTCAGCAGATGCAGTTTGACCAGTTGGTACAATTATACTTTCTGGATTAAATGTAAATTCTCCACCCCATTGTCCATCACCAAATGAGTTTAGTCCCCAACCTTCTGGTCCAAGAGATGCAGACATTGATAAACCTTCAATAGCTACTGATGTAACGTTTTGTCCCCAGTTACCTACACCCCATTCATCCGCTCCCCAACCTTCTTCAGATTGTGCATAAGGTAAGGTACCTAGCTCCGAAGTTATACTAAAACCAGTGAGTGAAACTACAGGACTAAAACTTTGACCCCAAGGTTCTTGGCCCCATTCATCTCTACCCCAACCTTGTTCAGATGAAGAAATTAATGTACCAAGTTCTGCACTAAAAGATAAACCTGTTAAAGTTACCGAGTTACTATCTTGATTACCAAATTCAAGTTCTCCCCAAGCTAACATTCCCCAAGAATCAGCCTTTACAGTGTTTGCTTGTCCACCCATTCCTGAGTGATTTGTACAATAATAATAAAGAGTTGGTGCGCTAGCTGCAACTACGATTTGTGTGTATGCTCCTGCTTGACCAGGAGTACCATAAGTAGTTACACCTGTAGTGTATTCATCTCCTCCAGAATGGGAGCCATCGCTTGTTGTAGAAAATCTAAACGGGTGACTAGAATTAGAACTATCTG